GTTCCAGCTATTCGTTGTCGTCTTCGTTCGTGAGCAATGCATTTGTTCAAAACGGAAATTCATTTGGCACGACGGCCACATTAGGAACAAACGATTCATCGAGCTTGGTGTTTAGAACGCAAGCGACAACCCGTATGACACTGACGGCCGCCGGCGGCGTCGGAATAAATACTACGCCGACGACGACAAATCTGACTAGCATTTACGGCATACATACCGTGGCAGCTTCAACGTCGTCACTTGTCGTTTCCACGGTGCAGTCGTCGACCGGCACGGGAAGTTCTGCAAACGACAACGGAATTTACAATACGTATTCCGTCGCCGGAACAAACAACGTTCTTGGCATTTCCCCACAATGCAATGGATTATTTAACGCATATGACATAAGCACGTCGGGAACTACAACCGGAAGTTATAGAGCTCTCAGAAACAACATGACCATCGGCGGTGCTGTTACCATGAGTGCGGACAGCGCAGTTATAAATGCACTGTTTTTAACGCAGTGGAATGCATATTCCGGTCGGGCAAAAATACCAAATTTCTACCAGCTTCAAATTGGAATGAATGGATCGGCAACCGTTTCTGGATCAATAGATGCGTTGTTCGGAATCTTCGCATCCGGCCCAAATACATTTACCGGATCTGCATTTTCAATTACAAACACATATGGTTGTTATTTGGAATCTCAAATGTTGACTGGAGTGTCTAGAAACACGTATGGATTATATCAAAATGGAACGACCGATTACAACATATTCCGTGGAAAGACGACATTCGCATCAACAATATCTGCAAGTTCTGCGGTAGGTGTTGCATCCAATGTAGCTATTGGAACCGGATTCTTCTCCGGTTCAGCTCCAGCTGGTGGGTTGGCAGTCGAGGGTTCTGTGGGCGTTGGAATACTCACACCGACTTATAAACTAGAAATTAACAACGGAGGAATTGGAGTGGATCGTTCGCCATCTGGCGGCGGTTCCGCACTCCGTCCAATTTTATCAGCCAAGGCAAGCGGATCGTCGGCCCCATATAACGACTTGATTTCTCTGCAAGCGTCGGCGACGGTCAGCCAATCGAACATGATAATTGGATTTTCATCGGTTGGTCAAAGTGTCTATTTGGGAGCCGGCGAGAGTCCTGGTTTAGCAGCTAACATAAGCGGTTGGGGCGATGAGAGTTTATATCTTGGAGCAGACGAGGGATTGAAGGTCATAACAAATTTGCAAGGAAGTTTGTCAGGATCATATATACCATTTTCGATATCGCCGGACGGAGCTGTTCGGATTCATTATCGGATGACAGGTTCTTCATATTCGGCTCCATCAAACAACTTTACGTTGGCGGTGAGTGGATCAAACACACAGGGATTGATGTATGTTGGTTCTCCATTGGCACCAAATGCATTCTTCGTGTCTGGAAGCGGAAATGTTGGTGTAGGTTCCACTACACCGACCGTTAGACTTGATGTGTCTGGCTCAACCGCAATCAATGTTGGAACGGCAGGTGGATCAGGAAACTTCTCATTGGATGTTAACAAAAACGGCACAGCTCAACTTCAAGTTCGAGGTGATGGTTATGTTGGAATCGGCGCTGCACCATCAACGAATGGTTGGGTGCAAATAACCGCAATAAACACATCAACTCCGCATTTTAGTTTGAGCAATGGTGTAACCAATTCAAACGCATCCTCAACATATACGTTCCGTGGCTGGTGGGCTATTTATTTTAACTCGCCTGTATTTAATGCGGGAGCAAGTCAACAGTATTTCGTCCCAATCTATTCTTAATACTTTATTGTCTTTTCATGACGAACCCACACGGTAGGGTCGATGTGAATTTTGAATCCCGCCTCTCTGGCTCGGATGCAAAAGCTGACATCTTCGCTTGCGAAGTCGTGACACTGTCCAATGTTTATATATTTTGGACCAAACCACGGATACTTTATCTTTTCAAACACCCCTCGTTTTACCATTAGAAAACCGAGGCCGGTGTAAGCAACTTCCATCAGCCGGGGAGATTTACTTATATCATCGGGAGTCAGAAAATCAAACCTTCCGTTTTTTTGGAACGTGGATTCATCCCAATCTTTGACGACGGTAAATTGTTGTCCACCATCCATCAAATACAACCCGCCACATATATCAACGTTGTTTGATAGGAGTTTATCAAACTGCTCGGTAGTGAACAATATATCCGAATCGATCCACATGATATAATCATAGTCCAATTTGCCATCAAACGGTTTTTGATATTCCCCACGACGAACGTCGGCATCCAAACACAATGATCTGACGTAGTAAACATTGCTGGTGTATCTATTTTTAAGATACATCGTGTGGTTTTTTTGCACACAATGATTTATCAAATTGGTCCAACAACATAAAAAATCTCCGGAGAATTCTCTGCCAGGAAGACAAAATACTATTTTCTTGTTAATCATGTGAGATATATGTATCATAGAGCATGGTACAAATCAAGGGTCATTGTGGATATTTTGGCAACTCGGAGTATAACAACAATTGTCGATCTTTTTTCAAATCAGTTTGGTCGGTATGTCCCACCGTGTCAGTTCGTCATGTATGTGATTCTCAGTTGGATATTCTCGCTGATCCAACCGATAAAATGCTGGTCGATGAGATTGTAAACAGAAATTCTGTGGGATATAATTTGTGTCCCGTGCCGTGGAACCCGTCAGGAATTTCAAGGATTGGGGACATTCACATAGTATTGCATACGGTTGACAATGATGTGTTTTATCAAACATACAGTGGAATCAAAATTGCATATTTATTGTTTTCCGAACCTGTATTCGCCGAGAAATTCCTGAGTCAATTAAGGACGTTTAATTTCTGTTGGGTTCCGTCGGAATGGCATAAACAACAGTTGGTATCAGTTGGTATAGAAGAAAGTTTCATTTCCGTAATAGAATTTGGTAGAACCGATGCGGAGTGGAAGTTATCTGCACAGAAAACAATGCAGTTTTTATTGCCCATGATATTTTCAGATTCGGACGATCGATTTTGTTTTTATACGTCTTTGTCAATGAAGGAATGTTTGTCAGATACAACCGATGATATAAACCGATTCTTCTTCCGTGAAATATTCAAATACAACATCTATGACAATAATGAAAATATGCAAATATTACCAGGAGATGTCGTCGTTGATATTGGTGCGCATATAGGAATCTTTTCACGGTATGCCGCTTTAAAAGGGGCGTCAAAGGTGATTGCATTTGAAATGAATCCGCAATTTTTTCTATCGTTACGACAAAACGTGAGGGTTCAAGACGATGTGTTTAACTGTATAATACTGGACAAGAATTATTCAAAATTCAAGATAGACAACAATGTTATCATAAACGGGTTTGATTTGAATCACTTTTTCGAGGGCCGGTTATTGACCGTGGTGGACTTTCTAAAAATTGATGTCATGGGAAAAGAGGAAGTTTTATTGAAAAATATACCGTCGGACGTTTATGGTAAGATCAAGAAAATAAGCATAAAGTTATACGACAGTTCGGAAGAAACGAAAAATCGGATCGTTGAGTTTATGTCCAAGTCGTTCTCCGAAAAATTCGTGGCTACGTCTATTCCTGAACAGCCCGTTCAATTTGTTTATTTTTGGAAATGAATATATTCCCTGCATTTGGGTTCAAAGGCATCGTATTGCCGGTTGTCGACAAACACAACAATCTCTACGTGTTTATTAAAAACCTATGCGATCACCGCATAGTGTTGAACGTGGTGTCTTTGAACATCAACACTTTCACACACCTTAACCCTAATGAAACATCGTTGGTTGGCTGTGGAACGCATCAGCCAGGATTGCAAATCAAGTTGTTTTATATGGGACAGGATGTATTTGAATTCGTCACGTCCGAAATAGATAGGGACATACTGTCCAAGTTTAGTGAATACATACTGTCCACCGTATTATCATCCGAGCCGGTCAATTTCTCGGTATCTTTTAAAAATGGCATAGTAATAACAAACGATTCAAATAAGCCACAACAGTTTTATGTGAAGATAGTAAATAAAAATACTAATGAAATACTTTACGACGGTGAGTTTTTATCATCCGAAGTTTTCAGATTTAATTTGCAATATTACGTCGACTGTGCAGTTTTCATTTATGACATCTACGGAAACCAGGTGCATCAATGTGACGTTGATTTGTATAAAAAGGTTGTGGGAATATCGTTAAAGACGGATAAATTGGAGGACGTTTTATCGTGGATTCCGTATGTTGACGAATTTCAACGGGTTAAAAAGTGTAGTGTTGTTTGCAAATCCAAATATTCATCATTATTTGAGAAACAATATTCCGACATCCGATTTGTGGAATTGGAATCCGATGTTTGTTGTTTTGCAGAATTTTCCATCCAAACTTCCTCTCCTGTCGATGCATCCATTTCTCCAATAGATTATCGGACGGTATCGCCGTGGGAGTATGCAGCAAAATCGTTGGAATTGAATTGTTTGAGAATTCCAACAAAAATGTTTTCGCAAGCTGTTTCGGTTGGGATTTCAAACCCGATAGTTGTTATTTCTACCGATTCCGATTTGAAAGCGAAGTGTTGGAATAACAGTTCCGAATGGCAGTCGGTGGTTGATTGTTTATCTAAACGAGGGTTTTCCGTTGTGACGTTTGATGATAATGTGGCATTGGATAACACGATTCTGTTAAACGAGTCGGTTGAAAACAAAATAAATCTGTTGTCTCAATCTGTATTATACGTGGGTGTTAACTCTGAGATTGCACATTTGTCGATCGCATTGAACAAACCGTCCATTTTAATTGATGGTTTCTCAGGAAAACACAAGATTGTGGATTCCAACATACATTATGTTTCGAATGAACTGGTATGCAACGGATGTTTTTCTGATAAAACTACTACTTTTGATGCATCGGATTGGATGTGGTGTCCGAGACGACAGAATTTTGAGTGTAATAAAAGCATATCTGCAACCGATGTGATTATTAAAATAAATCAAGTTTTAGAATCAATGTCTATTTAACACTATGACAAACCCAACAAAAATAACTGACGAGGAATTGAACGCATTCGTTGAATTAAAAACCGAATTTCAAAAAATACTTCTCCAACTGGGAGAATTATATCTGGAGAAAATGGAGGCCGATTCGCTGATAAAACAATTATCGGATAAAGAATCTTCTCTCAGATCAAAAATAGAGGAAATGAAAACCGCCGAAGTTTCGTTGATGGATGGAATTTTGAAAAAGTATGGAGAAGGCGGATTGAACATAAAAACTGGAATATTCACGCCGGCATAAAAACGGGAATTTAGAAACCTATAAATATCCAACACTTTCAATTTTTGGACCATATTTATACTTAGTTTGTTAACGACGCCCATGATCGGTGCGTTATTTGTCAATAAATTAAGAGAATTTGAAAGGATTTTAATATGCCAATAACAGAAGGTGGAAAATTTAGCCCAACTGATAGGATTGTTTCTCCTGGCGTTTTTACGAGAGAGAATGATCTCTCAGGAATCGCACAGGGAGTTGCTGACATCGGCGGCGCAGTTGTTTCTCCGTTTCCAAAAGGACCAGCATTTTCACCAACTCTCGTTCGGTCAGTATCCGAACTCGAAGAAAAATTTGGTGTTTCTGATGGCGATTTTTACGGACCATACACGGCCAAAGAATATTTGAAAGAACGAGGTGTCGTCACTGTCTGCCGAGTAGGCGCATTGACTGGATACAAACAAAACTATCCGTTTGTAATATGGGCTATAAAAGGAACATATAACAGAAGCACATCAGCAGGAGTAATCAACTCCGGAAGTGCTTATACTCCAGGATGGACATCTACGAACTGGGTGCCGCAGATACCAGGATGGGCGCATGCAAAGCAGGCCCGTTGGAGTGGAACGCCAAGCGGATCGGGAACAACATGGTCTGGATCAGCACAACTCTTTTTATCATCCATTTCGTTGCCACTGGCAGGAACAGCAGCAAGTGCTCCTACCACGGGAGATAACTGGACCTCATCGTTGGGTTCAACGAGCGGTTCTGTTTTATACGCCGGATCTACAATAACGTTCTATGATGTCACGGCATCGTTGTTTGTCACCGCTTCTTCCGCATATTCAACCCAATCGGCTGATAGATTCTTGGTGGAAGCTATTGCTAGTGGAAGTTTCACCGGATCGTGGAAGGGCGCTGCATCATCGGCGACAACACAACTTGGAAATTCCTCAATAGCTGCATTTGATAATTCTGTTATCTACGGATTGAGTGTAAGTTCTGTTAGAGGTGCATGTGCAATTCCGACGCTCACCTTGACAGGCATATTGAGTGGGTCATTTGGAGTGTTCAATGGAACATTTACTCCAGATGGAACTCCTACATTTGATACTTGCACGAATCAATGGACATCATCCAATGCAGATTATAGAGTATTAGCGGTTTTGTCTGATACACAAAATGCAACAATTTCGGATCTGGTTGCTCCAGGATTCTCCGGTTCAGTATTTGTTCAAGGACCTAACTCGGCAGTATTGAGTTCGTCATTGTTTGGTTCATCCAACAGTTCGTCTATCTCAAAAGAATTTGCTATTCAATTGAAATCAAGTGATAGCACTTCTCCATATGGAGTGTATGCTTTCTCGTTGGATTCATCGAGTCCTAAATACATAAAGAATGTGTTTGGCAATGATCCAAAAGTTGGTGATCCTGATTTGCACGCTGCAGGCACGAAGATAGATTCGGCTTATTTATACAAAGTGTTTGAGAACACTATTGGCATGGTGATGTCTGATAACGCACATTACTATATTAGTGGATCATTCTTGCCAAACGGTTCTGCCTTGTGGGCTGGAGATCCGTTGGATTTCACGGATGATTATTCGAGAGATTTGAACAATGGCGATTCGTCATTCAGCATCACACACGCAACTACACCTTGGATTATTTCTCAGGCAGTTGCAGCCTGGGATGGAACATCTTCGCCGACTCGGTATAGATTGTTTAAACTGCACACGTTGTCTGATGGAGAATCGACAAACACGTCGTATAAGGTTGAAGTTTCCAACGTAAAATTGGCTGGCCAGGTTGCTGGAAGCGATTGGGGATCGTTCACGTTGACTGTAAGAAAATACAGCGATACTGACAAGAAACCTGTCGTGTTGGAAACTTTCCAAAACTTGAGTTTGGATCCAGATTCGTCAAACTACATTGCACGTAGAATCGGTGACAGATACAATTACATAAATTTCGCAGGAAAGGTAATTGAATTTGGAACATATTCCAACAATAGCAGATTTGTTAGAATTGAAATGGCAACAAATCCTTGGTCGGTCACGGCCGTTCCTGCTGGATTTGAAGCATTGGCCACTCCTATAAATAGCAGCATGGGTCAATGGGTCACGCCAGTTCGATACACAAGAGCATCGTTGTATGGTGTTTCTCCTGGAAAATATCCATCTGGCGTAGCGTTCAATGATGCACCAACCGGAGCAGATTCGCAACTGTCAGCATTGTATCCTACGTCAAGCGTTGGAGTCGGTGCTGCTGATGATAACAAACAATATTTCGCTGCTTTGCCTGAATTCGGAGCATATCCAAGTTCTGGAAGAAACACGATCTTTGCTTTGGATCAAACGGTGTCGGAATGGGGATATGAAAAACCGTCCACAACGGGATCGTATCTCGATGCAAGTTTGAGTGGTTCTGTTCCATTCGTTTATGAATCGTCCACGACCGAACCGACGTATGTTAAAATGCGTAAGTTTGTTGTCGGATTCCAAGGCGGATTTGACGGACAGTCGCCAGCAACGGCAATAAACGTTGGTTCTGACATTGCACCAGGAAACACTCAGGGATTGGATTGCACCGACATTAACTCGGCAGGGTCTATTGCTTACAAACAATGTATCGCTGCTCTTGGTAACGCCGATGAGTTTGATATAAACTTGATTGTTGCTCCTGGAATAGTCCATCAACACCACCCATATGTTACCAATTTGATTGTTGACATGTGCGAGACTCGTCAAGATTGTTTCTACATAATGGATCTTCACGTCACGCCATCGACGGAAGGCTCGGTCGGACAGATTGATGAAGTTGTTGGTTACGCAGATTCGTATGATACGAGTTACGCTGCTGCTTACTATCCTTGGGTTAAAATCTTGGATACGAATACTAACAAAATCGTTACCGTTCCTCCGTCCGTAGTGTTGCCAGCAGTTTATGCTGCTAATGATAAAGTTGCAGGTGAATGGTGGGCTCCAATCGGATTGAGTCGTGGTGGAATTGAACAAGCTGTTCAAGTTTGTGACAGAACTACTCACGCAGAACGGGACACACTCTACGAAGGCAGAGTTAATGCAATTGCGGCGTTCCCTGGCCAAGGAATATCGGTGTGGGGACAGAAGACGTTGCAAGTAGCTGAATCCGCACTTGATAGAGTAGCCGTCCGAAGACTGTTGATTAACGTCAAGAAGTTCTTCGCTTCTACCGCAAAGTATCTCATCGGCGAACCAAACGTGGCATCAACGAGAAACAAGTTCTTGTCAATTGTCACGCCATATTTGGAATCGATTCAACAAAGAAGTGGATTGTATGCTTTCCAAGTTCAGATGAACGACGACAACAATACAGCAGATTTGATTGATAGAAATATACTGTATGGTAAGATTTGGTTGAAGCCAACAAGGACTTCGGAATTCATCGTATTGGATTTCGATGTGACCAGCACAGGTGCATCGTTCGGAAACGCCTAATTCAAAGTTATTCAAAAAAAGCCCGGCATTTCGCCGGGCTTTTTTGTTTATGTAAGGTTGTCTCAATATTTATTGTATGTATGAAAGTTTTCCTGAGAAAAAATCCTAAGCTTAATGCGCTTATTGAGCTTGTTTACTATCGAGGATATTTGAAAAATAGTAAAAGAAGAGGAAATGCTTGATGCGCTTGTTGTACTTGTACAGTTACAATATAAAAACATCGAGTCAAGAAATTTTATTCAACAAAATGTGCATTTAACATGAAAGTCAGAATTTATAACAAAAATTTGAATCCAAAATTTTGGACTCCGCAAAAAGCATTAAAGGCTGAAATTAGAACTGCACTTGTTGAAATTGCACGACAATTTATTTCAACTGCGGAAATAAATGTGCATATCAAAGATATTCTCTTCATTGGATCATCGGCCAATTATAATTGGACAGAATTCAGCGACATAGACTTGCACATATTGATAGATATATCAGAATTGGATGCTTCTCGGGAAATAGCAGATAAGCTTGTTAAGCTACTGGCTAAGAAATGGAATCAGGAACACAACATAAAAATCAAAGGACATAATGTTGAGGTTTATGTGCAGGATTTCAATGAGAAGAATGCATCGACTGGAGTTTATTCATTGACGGGAAACAGGTGGATTAACGAAGCCGAACCAAAGAAGATTGTTCTAGATAAAAACTTAATCAGGCAAAAATAT